AAAACCAACCTCGACATGAAAAAGTACGGGCGTGGTATGGCTAAGGTAATGAACCAGCGGTCTTCCTCAAGGGGGCGATAATGGGCAAATACAGCATGAAAGTTAAGGGCAAAGAAATTGGCCCTGCTGAAGTCTATGCGCCGCCGCATACGATGGATGGGAAGCCGACTAACGTGAAGACGTATATGCCTGTTGCGACCGGAGAGCAGGCCATAGCCAATATAAATATGTCCACTGGCTACTACAGCAAGGGCAACTATGCCCCTGTGAACCCTTACGGGGTTGGTGAGATGCGTGGGTACGGTGCTGCTACTAAAGGCCGCAAGATCAGTGGGAAGATGGGGTAAATGAACTATTCTGCTCTTGCATCTGCAATTCGCGGATATGCTGAAAACACCTTCCCTGACACGGCGGGTAATTTCACTTCCACGGATCAGATAAACACGTTCATTCGTCAGGCTGAAGAGAGGATTTACAACAGCGTACAGTTCCCTTCTATTCGGAAGAATGTGACTGGCCCTACAACGGTTAATAACAAGTACCTTTCCTCTCCTAGTGATTTTTTGTCTGTGTATTCTATGGCAGTGATTCTGCCTACAGGGGAGTATGAGTACCTGCTCAATAAGGATGTGAACTTTATCAGGGCAGCTTATCCCCACCCAGCAGACACTGGGGTTCCAAAGTATTACGCCTTGTTTGGTCCAACAACGACAAACGACAACCCGCCCCAGTTGACCGACGAGTTAAGTTTTATTCTTGGGCCAACACCAGATGCTGTATACGACATTGAGTTGCACTACTTCTTCTACCCAGAGTCGATTACTGTAGCTGCTGATGGGCGTACTTGGCTGGGTGATAACTTTGATACTGTGTTGCTCTACGGCTCGCTCATGGAAGCAGCAGCGTTTATGAAGTCTGACACGGATACTATTAACAACTATACGTCTCGGTATAACGAGGCTCTTACACTGGCTAAACGTCTTGGTGATGGGCTTGAGCGTAGCGATGCTTACAGGTCGGGTCAGTTCCGTATGCCAAACTTACCGCAGAACAGCGGAGTTATGTAAATGTCCTTCACAGGCAACTATGTTTGCAATTCCTTTCTTTCTGGTTCCTTTGATGGGGATTTTGATTTTGGCCCAGGCACAGCAGATGTCTACAAGCTTGCTCTGTACACTAATGCGGCGACCTTAAATGCAGAGACTGCGGTCTACTCAACGAGCGGGGAAGTTGTTGCCTCTGGATACACGGCTGGCGGTCCTGTTATTACCCCGACGAAAGGCATCGGTAACGTATCAACCTCGGGCGGTACAGCGTTTGTTAGCTTCTCCAACGTCTCTGTGTCTGCTGCTTTCACGGCCCGTGGTGCGTTGATTTATAAGGTAGGTGGGCCAGCGATATGTGTATTAGACTTCGGTTCAGACAAGACTTCCGTAACTAATTTTCAAGTAACCTTCCCAGTAGCTAGTGCTACGGACGCATTAATCAGACTTTCTTAGGAGCAAATCATGTTTAAGGAAAAAGCTTTGGGCAACGATCAAACGACTGCCCAGCATCAGGTAAATAAACGTCTAGGCGAAGGTGCCAAAGGCGGCGGTGTTTTCCACTTCAAATGCTACGACAAAAATGGCAACCTGAAGTGGGAAGATAAAGCCCACAACCTCGTAGTCAATGTTGGCCTTGCTGACATGAATGATAAGTACTTTAGTGGGTCAGCTTATACAGCCACTTGGTATCTTGGTTTGGTTAATAATAGCCCTTCTCCTTCTTATGCCGCCGGTGACACAATGGCTTCACACGCTGGATGGGCTGAAAGCACGGATTACACACAAGCAAACAGACCAACAGTGACTTTTGGTTCTGCAACGGTTGCTGATCCATCGGAGATTGATAACTCGGGTTCGGTTGATGTGTTTACCATGAACGCATCAGTGACGATTGCTGGCGCTTTTCTGACTAGTGATAACACCAAAGGTGGAACTTCTGGGATTCTTTTTTCGGCATCAACTTTTCAATCCCCCGGTGCTCGTACAGTCGTGTCAGGTGATACGCTGAATGTCACTTATGAATTTAGCCTCGATGCTGCTTAAGGAGTGAAACATGGCAACCACATTTACTAAGAATCAAAACGTGCGGGTAAAAGCGGTTATCCCCGAGGGTCCGGTTACTGCGCTTCGGATGAACGAAGATGGTCAATTTTTTTATCAGATTCAATGGACCGACGCTAATGGTACTGTTCAAAGCCGTTGGTTTAAAGAAGAAGAATTAGAAGCAGTTTAATGTGTTTGGCTTTCTTCCGTTTGCTACAGCACCGTTTTCATCGCTTGCTGGCAACCTATTCCTTGTAACTGTCTCTGAATCAGCGACTGCGGCAGATGCTGCGTCTGCGTTAGTCGATTTTGCTTCTTCCTTGTCGGAGTCTGCTACAGGCTCCGATTCCGTTTCCACCACTGTTATTTTTATTGTTCTGATTCAAGAGTCCTCCACTGGTTCAAATGAAGTTTCGGCGGGGGTAGATTTTTCTAACCAGATTAATGAGTCTGCTACTGGGAACGACGAGGTTTCTGGGGCGGTGGACTTTTCTGGGCAGATTGATGAATCGGCTACTGGAACAGATGAAGTTTCTAGCGCTGTTGACTTTGGTGGGCAGATTGATGAAGCCGCTACAGGGGCGGATGAGGTTTCTGCTAGAGCAGATTTTGTCTCCCAGATTGATGAGTCCTCAACGGCGGCAGACCAAGTTTTCTCAATTGGATCTTTCCAACATTTTATTCAAGAAACGGCTACAGGGGCGGACCAAGTTTTTGCTGGGGTTGACTTTATTGTTGCGTTGGTCGAGGCAGGGGCCGTGGCTACAGATTCTGTCTTTGGGGCGGTTGATTTCACGGGTTTGGTACAGGAGTCTGCTGAAGGCAGTGATGTAGTCATTACGTCGATTGATTTTGGCGTTTTAATCCAAGAACTCGGGATAGCCGCCGACAGTTCGCTGGCTAGACTTTTGTGGGAGTTGATTAATGACAGCCAATCTGTTACATGGCAAAATGTGCAAACGGGAACTACAACTACGTGGGTCAACGTCGATAGCGGCACCCCAACAAACTGGCAGAAAATTCCGACGGTTAATTAAGGAGTTGGCATGGCGTTCGTAGTCAAAGACAGGGTAAAAGAGACGACCACAACCACGGGTACTGGGACCATTACGCTTGCTGGGGCGGTTACGGGCTTTCAATCCTTCTCGGTCATTGGCAACAGCAACACGACCTTTTATACGATTGCGGGTGGCGCTGAGTTTGAGGTAGGGATTGGTACGTACACCTCTTCTGGCACGACACTTTCTCGGGCCACGGTGCTGGAGTCCAGCAACTCGGGAAATCTTGTTAATTTTTCGGCTGGCATTAAAGATGTGTTTTGTACTTACCCTGCTGAGCGGTCTGTGTATGTTGAAGGTGGTGGTGCTATTGGGCAGACTGTGGGTATTTACAAAAATAAACAGTTACTTACAGTGGACACAGAGATATATTCGGACGAAAATGGATTTTCAGTAGGCCCGTTTACTGTAAACTCAGGTGTGACACTAACCATTGAGTCTGGTGCACGGCACGTAATAATTTAAGGGATAGACCATGGCCTCAACGTACTCCCCGCTAAAGATAGAACTAATTGGCACAGGTGAACAAGCCGGCACTTGGGGCGATACCACGAACCTCAACCTTGGTACTGCCTTGGAAGAGGCCATTGTCGGTCGGGCTACGGCTAACTTTGCTTCTGACGCTACTTTTACGCTATCACTAAGTAGCACCCCCACCACCCAAGTTGCACGGCATCTGGTTTTAAATGTGACCTCTGGGGTATCGCTAACTGTTACTCGGGACTTGGTCATTCCGGGGATTGAGAAGCCATACATTATCCAGAACAACACTTCTGGCAGTCAAAGTATCCGAGTCATTGCTCCAGACAGTTCGTTTACGGCCTCAATCAGCGGTACAACAATGACTGTGACTGCGATTGGCTCTGGAGCGCTTTCGATTGAGCAAGTGCTTTCTGGCTCTGGAGTAACGGTAGGAACAACAATCACGGCTTTTGGTACCGGCACGGGAGGTACGGGCACGTATCTGGTTAGTGCGTCTCAAACTGTAGGCTCAACAGCAATGACCGGCAGGGGCGCTTCTGTAACTGTTCCCAACGGCAAAACGGCGTTCATATATAGCGACGGCACAGATGTTAAGTATGCTTTCGATCAGGTTGGGGCTTTGGCTGTGGGCGGTGCTTTGGGTGTTACGGGAGATGGTACTTTTAGTGGTACTGGGCAGGTCAAACTCCCCGCAGGAACCACGGCACAAAGGTCAGGATCGCCCGTAGACGGGATGTTGCGGTACAACACAGACCTAGACTCATTTGAGGGCTATGTAGACGGCATTTGGGGTGGTATTGGCGGCGCACAGGCTGGTGGTGCGATTATGACCAACAAGTCCACTGCTTCGGTCAGTTACACTATTGCTGCTGGAGAGAACGGTTTATCTGTAGGCCCCATCACGGTGGGAAGCGGTATAACGATTACAGTATCCAGCGGTCAGCGTTGGCTGGTTCTTTAGGAGGTTTGAGATGGCGGTTACTATTGATGGCGATGGTCTAATAGCGCTGGGTGGTACATCTTCCACTCAGGGTCGTGTTCGTCTTGCTGAAGACTCAGACAACGGAACAAACTACATTGAACTGACCGCCCCGGCTTCGGTTGGTAGTGATCGGGTTATTACTTTTCCTGATGCGACTACTACGGTCGTTGGAACGGATACCACTCAAACACTGACGAATAAAACCCTTGGTTCCGGTTTGGTTGCCGATGCTAGTTTAATTACCTCTGGAACCTCCCAAGCATCCACCAGCGGAACCAGCATTGACTTCACAGGTATCCCGTCATGGGTAAAACGGATTACCGTATTATTTGATGGCGTGTCGCTTTCGGGTACAGACCAATTTTTGGTGCAAATAGGTGATTCTGGTGGTTTAGAAACTACTTCGTATATTTCAGGCAGCGCAGCCGCTAGAGATGGAACCGCTACTATTGGCGGGACAAGCACTTCTGGCTTCATTATTTATCACGGGTCTGCCGGTACAAACTTTTTTTATGGAACTGTTCGGATTGAAAACTTAACGGATAATACTTGGGTTGCGTCAATTACTGGAAATGGTGGGTCTAGTGGGTCGCCAGCTGCAAACGGAATTTCAGGCGGCGGGTCAAAAACGCTTTCAGCAACGCTAGACCGTGTTACGGTTACCCGTACAGGTACAAACACCTTCGACGCTGGTTCAATTAACATCCTTTTTGAATAAAGTGATAACTATGGAACGCATACAAGTTAATGTAACAACAGGTGAGCGTCGGGTCATTCAATTGACCCCAGAAGAAATCGCTCAAGCACAGGCGCAAGCAGAGCAAGCCGCTCAAGCAGAAGCGCAGTGGAAGATTGATAACGCCGCACAGTTACGCCAGTCCGCATACACAGCCGAGTCAGACCCATTGTTCTTTAAATGGCAAGCCGGTGAGGCAACGCAAGCAGAATGGCAAGCCAAGCGCAGTGAAATAAAAGCACGGTTTCCGAAGGAGTAAAAGATGTCAAAAATTTCCATTGAAGGCAACGCAAGCGGGACGGGTACGTTCACCATTGCAAGCCCGAACAGCAACAGTAACTTCACTCTCGACATACCAAGTGCGTCTGGAACCATCGACAGATTGAATCGTGCTGGGAATGTGTTGCAGGTGGTTAGCACAGCAAAAACCGATACATTTTCAACAAGTAGCACTTCTTACACAGATATAACAGGATTGTCTGTTTCTATAACGCCAACAAGTGCTTCAAGCAAAATATTAGTTTTCGTTCAATTTGGACAATTAGCAATTAATGGAACAAATAAAAACGCATTAAGGTTAATGCGAGATTCAACCGCAATAAATGTTGGTGCTGCCTCTGGAAGTAGAACGCCAGCAACAATTTCTTATAATTCTTTTGGTGTTGATGATGGTTATCCAGCCAATGTTGTATTTTTAGATTCTCCAGCCACAACATCAGCAACAACTTATAAAATGCAAACTCTTGCTCTTATTGGCGATACTATGTTTGTAAATAGAAACTCTACAGATACAGACAGCTCAACATTTTTCAGAGGAACAGCAACTATTACTGTAATGGAGATTGCAGGATGAGACACGAAGCCATAAGAAATCTCTACCCTAATGTAGTCACCATTGACGATGGTGCTGGTGCGTTTGATGCGGCTGGTAATTCTGTAGCCGTTGACGAGGCTGCGGTGTCTGCTGAGATCCAACGCTTACAACCAATTAAAGCCGCTGAACAAGCAGAGCGTAATCGTAAAGCCGCATACATATCCGAAGCAGACCCGCTATTCTTCAAAGCACAACGAGGTGAAGCCACGATAGAAGAATGGCAAGCAAAGGTGGCTGAGATCAAGAGCAGGTTTCCTAAGGACTAAATCATGGCAAGCATAATCAACACAAGCACTACGCTGGGTGGGATAGCCACAGAGGGTGACTCTAGCAACGAGCTAAAGATACAAACTGACGGCACTGATGCTATTAGTATTGATGGTAGCCAGGTGGTGACGTTTGCTGCTCCTATTGTTTTTCCTGCTGGTACAGCCTCAACACCTGCAATAACCACAACAGGCGATACCAACACAGGCATCTTCTTCCCCGGCGCTGATCGGATTGGTTTTGCAGAAGGCGGAGCGCAATGTGGCGAGTTTGATGCCTCTGGTAACTTCCAATTCAACTCAGGTTTTGGCTCAGTCGCTACTGCTTACGGATGTCGTGCATGGGTGAACTTCAACGGCACTGCTAATTCAAATTTATCCGGCACTTATACACGAACAAGCCCAAGCACTACTGTGACGGTAACCGCAACCGATCACGGTCTTATTGTTGGAAGCTCAGTTAACCTTGATTTCACAACTGGTACTGGACTTGATGGCATTTACACAGTTGTAACTGTTGCTGATGCAAATACCTTTACTGTGACTACGGTAGCATCGACCACGACTAGCGGTAATGTAACTTTGCTCCGCAATACAATTCGTGCGAGTGGGAACGTGTCGAGTATTACAGATGTAGGAACAGGCCGGTACACAGTCAACTTCACAACTGCAATGCCGGATGCGAATTATAGCATCATTGGCGGACAGTTCAACGAGATATTTCGATCCCTATCGCAAGCGACGACAAACGCGCTAGTAGGAACAGAAGACCAAAACGGCACTGCGGAAGACGCTTCGACTGTTCATGTCGCTGTGTTCCGCTGAAAGGTAACCAATGAACAGAATCATTTACACAACAGACGAAGGCGGCGTATCCGTCATTCACCCTACAGCTGAAGCACTTGCGCTGTACGGCATCGAAGCCATCGCGCTCAAGGACGTGCCCGCTGGCAAGCCTTATCAAATCGTAGACGCAAGCGAAGTGCCATCAGATAGAACATGGAGAAACGCATGGGAGTACAGCGATGATTAACTACAAAGACCTGCTTCTCAAATACATCAACCATGTTGCCGACAATGAAGGCGTTACGTTTATCAAAGACACTTGGCGCAATGAAGATTTTTTTACTGAGGCAGAGTGGGATGAATTAGTAAAACTAGACGAAGAAGCATGGCGACAAATTAATGGCGAGGTAAAAGCATGATTAAGATCAACTTAGATAAAGCCAAAGGCATCGCCCATGAGAAGCGCAGGGCGGCTCGGTCTGCTGAGTTTGCACCGCTAGACATAAAGGCAACCATCCCATCAGAAGCACAAGCCGCAGAAGCCGCAAGACAGGCAATCAGGGAAAAGTACGCAACCATGCAAGCACAAATGGATGCTGCTCAAACTGCTGACGAACTCAAAGCACTGCTGCCCGAGGTGTAATCAATGGACTGCGGCAACCGACCAGGCAAAGTTCCAAAATGATTGTTTACACATGGAAAATCCTCGAGACCGTTATTGGTGACGGGGCTTTGAAAGCAGTCAAATATCGGTGCAAAGCATCGGATGATCAGAATACGGTGGAGACCGAGGGGAACTGGCGGATGCGCACCGCGCACATGGTCGATGCTGAAACCTCGGAACATCTGGTTTC